CGTCCGGTCCCCACGGGTAGGGAGCCAAAAGAAGGTGAGTACGTTGTCTCTTTGCCAGTGCTACCAGCAATGAAGGCTGCACTCCACAACGCGATGATAGAAACCGGCACACGCAAAGCAGAGTTGGCGCGCAAACTCGGAAAAAATGGAACACAGATTGATCGGCTTCTCGACGTCGAACATTCATCGAAAGTTGAAACTGTCGAGCTGGCACTGCATCAACTGAATAAAAATATCGCCGTATCTGTCACACCAATGCGGTGACTGCTCCCCGCCCTGGCTGGGCGAGGATTTACGGGGTATTTGTTAAAAACGCTCTATTCAAAGAAGAAATACCGAATCCCCCGGAGGTTATCCGGGGTGTCCGGTCGCCAGGTCAGGTTTCCAGCCCAAAATCGCTTTGTTCTGTTTTGGCTTCGAACATCGTGAAGTTAAGCCCTTTCCCCTCTCCATGTTCCAGTTCAATCTCATTAGAAACAGCGGTCAAAATACTACGTAGATCGACATCTCCACCGCCGAACATATCGCCCAACGCCTGCTGTTTATGAATCAGTTCGTCGTTGATTTTTTGTGCCATTTTTTTGAATGCAGCCCCCATGCGCTTCGCGCTTCGATTATTTGCCACGATGAATAGCGCCAACGCCTCGGCTTCCGGCGGGCTATCACCGAAGAGTCCGCGCTGGGCTATCACCTCTTCCACTGCCTGACCGTTGTCTTTGGCTTCACGAACAAGGTTAATCGCGTCCTGGAGTGCTGCTATAGCCTGTTTATCCAGACCGTTCACCTGCTCTATACCATCAACCAGACCAGTTACAGCATCATGATGTGCATCGCCAGAAATCGACTGCATTTGCGCAAAGTCACTGGCTGCTGTATTAAGCGCGGTCAGGATATTGCGCATTTCCGGATCCGGTTCTTCCGCCACAAGCCGAACAAGTCGCTCATCCTTATAGGCTTTGGCAAAAATCGCATTCTGAATGCGATCGATAAGCTGTTTCGTTGGACGTCCATCGGCTGTAAGCAAACCTGCCGTCGCGGTATCGCCTATTTCGTGCAAAAACGCACGAATAAACGCATCATTGGACCGCGCCAGTAGATTTCCATCATCTGAAGGATTAAATAGCGCCATGACGCTCTCAGTGAGAAATTGCGCATCCGCATACGCTTTCTCACTTGCAGCCATCTCTTGCAGATCGCTGATGTTTGAGTCGCGTGCAAATTGAGCACGATCAACGTCAGTGAGGCGCTCGCGAACCAGTACAGGCATCACCATTGCCCTGACGTCTTCGGGATTAAGGCCAAACTCTTTAGCGTGATCGATAAGATATTGTCGGTAATCTTCAGCCTGTCCTTGTTCATAAGCACGCCAGATTCCCATGCTTCGACCATTACCAGACTCAACGACATTATCCGGACCAACAATCGGGGAACCATGACTACTCATACCCGAATCAGTGAGCTGTGCCGGGCGTAAATTGGCGGCGATACGGTTAACCTGGAGCTTACTTGACAGTCGGGTGCGATCGCGAGGCTGGAGTTCCTCCGGAAATGACGGATTTATACTTCCGTCCAGGTTGTTAGAAATGATGAGCTTTTTGGCATCAATAACCTTGAACGCTGTTTTAACTTCGTCGCCTTTGCTGGTGACGACATAGCTGCTACGCCCCAACTTCGTCTCTTGCTTTTCAAGAGATGACACCACAGCGATAACCCCCTCAATGTTCGCTGCGGCCAGAAGTGCTGATGTTACGTTTTGAGTCACAATTAACCACCTTTCTGTAAAAAAGGCAGTGTAAAAAGTGTGTTATTTCGGTGACTATTTTAAGAAGAAAGGGGCATTCTGCCCCTCTCTTTTACGCTGCATACCCGTTAGCTGAAACCCAGTTTACGGTCTGTTCTTTGGCCTGGTCGAGTGTCAAAAATTCACCAATATATTGAGATATGCCTCTCAAAGCATCGATGAACTCCATTTGTGATGATTTAGTAAATGCACCACTAAGGAAGTCAGCAACAATTTTAGGCGTTTCTTGTGCCGCCGGTTGCACTTCCTCTTCTTGCTGTTGTGCTGGATTATTCGATGAACCAAGCCCCAGCTTCATCATCACTTCAACTATCCGCACGCCAATAGTGACACGTTGTACCGCAGTCGCGCTTTTTTGCGCTGACATCAGCTCAGACAGTTCTTTGCCTAAGCTAAGGCGCTCCGTTACTGATATTTTCACCACACGCCCCCTTGTTGTATCTCTGCCAGAATGTTGATCAGGTGATCGGCTGCCGCACCAACAAGTGACTCGTTCTCATCATATCGACCTGCGTTGATAAGAACATTAGCTGCCTCCTGAATGCGATCAAACTCCGCTCTAATCACCGTCAAATCACGGGACGTAAACTGCAACGGCACGGATTTCAGATATTCCAGCGCACTGTCCGCCTCCTGATCAGCCTCACTAACTACTGGCCCATCTGAACCTGTATCAGACTCTTGGGGGGATTCAGGTTCAGACTCAGGTTCTGGTTCTTGTACTGCTTCCGGTGCCTGATCTAATGTCTGTTCAGCTTCGACTACTTCTGATTGATTCTGAAGCGCGTCATAGATATCCATTATAAAAAGGTTCTCCCCATCTCCAAGTGGATAAGCGACGTTAGGAAATGCTTTGCGGAAGAGGATTTTTATCTGCGCCTTAAAGGTTTTCAAGTCGCTTCTAAACAGATCAACATAGCCATCAATATGGTTCGACATACTGGACGCAACCAATTCGCCTGCAATCTCTTTCAATTCATCGTCACCAGGGAGATATAGCAACTCGTACTGACTGACTTCTTCGTCTGTCAGTTTGCGGTCATACGTAATGATTCCGTGACGAGCATATTCGTAATACGGATCAGCCTGATCAGGACGGTCAAGTACAGCTTTATTTCCTTCAGGAACCGCACCAACACCCGCCGGGCGAGATTGGAGCGCATAGCGATATTTACCAACCTCCAGGGGATCAGGATGTGATGCTGGTTGTGGCTCCTGTTCAGGCTGCGGCTGATCAGTTGGCTCAGGCTGGCCCGGCAACACATCCACTTTGTATTGATCAGCATTATGTTCACGATAGGCTTTAAGTAATTTGGTTGCAGCGTCCGCTGAACTCCCACCTTTAACAGCACTGACATCAATACTGAAATTGCCTTCTGGTGCCTCAATCGTGACAAAGCTATCACTGCCTGACGTGACATACTTAACTACAGCACCATTATCCAGCGTTGTTTGGCCTTCTGTAGCAAGATTATGTTTTATGTGTCGCAGTTGATCATTGAAGGCACGCTCTTTAGTTCCTTGGCTCTTAGCTGACAATAAATTATCGCGTTTAGCCTGCAATTCCGCGTTAAGGGCTTTTTGTGCGTCTAATTTATTCTGCATATCATTGAGTGTTGAGCGTTTCTCTGCCAGCCCCCGCTGTGCGTCTTCAACCTGCTCAATCAGCACAGAACGTTCTTCTGCCAGCTTGTCGGCTTCATTGAGATACCCCTCAATATCAGCCTTCATTTTGTCCTGGCGCTCCTTTGCTTTTTTGAATTTTGCACTGTTACGCTCAATGAGGTTAGAAAGCGCCTGACACACCTGGCTCAGAGATACATCACGCCCACCGATTGGCGCAACAACATGCGTAACGTTTCTTTTGTTAAGAAGAAACTGAAACGCAACCAGCTCGTCATCCCCTTTAATTCTTGTGCCGTCTGCGGTTGGAGAATGGAAAATTATGCTTGTCGTTTGTCCATCGGTTAGAGGTATTTGTGCTGTTACAACAGGGATATTAGCAACCCGGCGCACGCGCCCAATGATTGCCCCACCGATACTATTACGTCCGTCTTCATATTCACCTGCCTCATCCGTACCCGCAGCAATGTCAGTGCCATTCAGGCCGCGATTAAGCGCCCGGACAAATGCTCGCATTGTTTGCGCTAACCGCAATTTTGTTGTGGTTATGGCTTCGAACATTGCCTCATTGGTAGTTACCAAAATTTCGTTGCCCATATAGGCCAGCTCGATATCTTCCAGCGTCGCAGGCTCGATAAGTAAATCATCCTCGGTGATATCTTCCGCCACCCAACGATTAGGCGTATATCCAGTGAGCGTATCTGCAAAAGTGGACTGGATATTTATTCGAATAGGTTTCTTTATCATGCATCTTCCTCCAGGCGCGCTATTTCTTCTTTCAATACGCGAGTTTTCGCCAGTTCCTGCGCCATCTCGGTTCTAATGATTTCAGTTTCTCTTGTTGCGCGGTCTGAATTACCTTGCACCTGATTTAATTTTTCTTTGGCCCTTTCAATATCCTCGCGGATCGCATCGCGAGATTCCTTTGCCTCTGCTAGTTTCTGCGCATTGGACTTAACGCCTTTTATTTTCTTATTCCCATCATCAATATCTTTCGCCGCACGAGCTAACTTACGCGCCAATGATTTCTGAAATGATGATGCGCCTTTATTAAATAAAGCAGCCAGTGATTGCCCTAAAGCCATCAGCGTTTTAACTGGCTTGAAAGGAACAATTTTTCCGTTCAGTTTTACACCAGAAATATCACCAGTATCATTAACCTGAACGTCCATCGTCTGCTCATCGATTCCGATAAGGGTAAACGTGCGCGTCATGATCCCGTCTTTCTTCCTGCCATTACTGGCGGGGATCACCCTCGCTATCTTGTAGCCTCCTTTACCGATTTCTTTGACGAGTTTTGCCAGCCCCTTTTCGTTTAACTCATCATAATTAAGAAGAACATAATTAGACTTATTTGACATTCCAGTCTCCTTCACACTTTTCAATCATAAACTGACGTTCTATGCAGTCATTGATAGGGAAAATGCGATAAAGCGGATTCAGGCGGCAATTACCGTTAGTCAATGTGACCTTTAGATCCCACTTCGCTGGCTCAAGATATTTCGTGTCGATGAGCAAATATTCTTCTCTCTCACCGCGTTTTGACGCGTCAACTGGTCTGGTTTTCCCCGAAATAACCACAGATGGATTTTTCAAGTCCTGCAACCAATATTCGATTTGTGCATTGCTTACCCAGCTTCGTTTAACGCGAAGCGACACAGGAAACGCTATAGCAGACTCTTTCACTACAGCTTCGCCAATGCTCAAAATATCAACACTCTTGCGACGAAATAAGAAACGGTCAATAACGGCAACAAATGCCATGATAAAAATGAAATAATTTCCAAAGTCACCCATTACTTCTCTCCACCTTTTCCCCCACTCGCTATTACGCTTAAGAGATTCAAGACGTTACTAGCTCTGGACTTCAAGCCCTGTAAAATTTCACTTCCGTTGTTACTGGCAATCAGAACAACGCAGTAAATGATGCCTTCCGGCCATTCATAGCTATCAGCCACCCAAAACCCCGCAAGCCCGGCAGTTACCGCAGTAAACAATTCACTCGCGAGGTTGAGCAGTGACGCAGAAATGCGCCCGTCTCTAACTCCGAGAAGGAATACGCCGGTTCCACTCAGCAGGGATGTTATGACTGCTACAGCCAGATTTTCATAATCTGCAAACATACCCCTCCAGAAATGACGTTTAACGCGGCTTCAACTTATCCAGTTTGTTATTTCCCGACTAAATGCCATTCACACAAAATGGATGCATATGATGGCCCGGTGGTCCGTAAACCTCGTCACTCAGAGCGTGGAGGATGCCAAATTCGCGTATCAACAAAATGGTCCAAACACGGCTTTAAAGAGAAATACGCTTGAATGCGCAAGATGTGAGCTGATTCTTGAGGACAAAATGATGACATGTGAGTCTTCACAAGCGTCATTCAGTGAATATAATGCCCCCCTCTCAGATACCACTAACTGAGTGTTCATTTTGCCCGCCGTCATTGACTGGACGGCGGCTTTTTTGTACCAAAGGATTGTATTACTAAAAAAGGTCACAAAAGCACTCACTAATAAAGCCCTCAACAAAAGAGGGCTTGAAATATCAAAAAAGCAGTGCTGATTGGATTGTTATGATTGTTTATGCAGGCATCTCAGGCCATGAGATATCTGCATCAACAGAAGTGTCAACTCTATTAAGAAGAACTCTATACCTCTTTAACTTTGTCAACATTTCTATTTCCTCATCAGTGGCAATATCCATATCAACAGCATCCTGAAGCGTTGATATTTTTATGCTCACATCATTCATAAGACTACTTTTGGTGTTTTCAGCAATGCTGACTCTATCCTCTAAGCTCATAGGTTGTGGGTCAGATAACATTGGATAACCATCGCCATTTGCAATTATTATTTTCCCATTGCCATACCCTGATAACAATTCATCATATAAGTCATCAGGTATATGTACAGCATCGGACGGCCATGAACCGTTTTTATCGTAATCTTCTTTTAGTCTATCGTCGTAGAAACCACCAGTATCTTTGCTGTAATACTTTGCCATTTAAAAGCCTTCATTCTAATTAACTATATTTTTAATACCCATAAGCAACATACTGTGCATATACTTTATCAGTAGAGCTACTTTTTACTGTAAAACCAGTGGCTGAGTTGTTGTATGTATAAAGAATTGCATTAACAGCATTCCCGCTATTAGGTGAAATCACAACTACCGCACACGCCTCAGGAAAAGCAGTCGGAAATTTAACTACGCTTCCTGGAGTAACAGCCGCTATAATCCCCCACTGCATCATCACCTTAGTTGATGTATCCTTATGCCATCCATGAATGTTGGCATATGCTGTGTTTTTAGCCTGATATTTCGTGTTGAAATTACTATAGTTACCAGGGGTAATCTGACCAGCGGCAGATAAATTCCCCATAACCCTTACATGACCATCAGCACGTCCTAATTCTACGCGACCATCACCGCCATCTATCTTTAATGGAGTGTAAACGACATCACCATTAACATTTTGCCCAGTGGTTGATATCTGGAAACTATATCCAGTATTAGTTATTAGGAATCCATAGTTATTATTATAAGTTAGGCGTATAGCATTTTGGCTGCTGGATATAATTTCACCGGTAACAGTACCACCTGTTGTTGGTAACGCACCAACATGACTTGCCGTTAATGTGATATCTGCAGAACCATCAAACTTAACACCGTTGATTGTGCGGGCTGTTTGCAGTTTTGTAGCGGTTGCAGCATTACCTGTTGTGTTCTGGTTACCGGCAATGTTCACACCCGGCAGGTTGATATTGGCGCTGCCATCAAATGCCACCCCGCCGATTGTGCGTGCCGTCTGAAGTTTTGTTGCGGTTGCAGCATTACCGGTTGTGCTCTGATTACCTGTTTTATTAACGCCCGGCAGGTCGATATTGGCGGTGCCATCAAATGCCACCCCGCCGATCGTTCGGGCCATCTTGAGCTTTGTGGCAGTATCTGCGTTTCCCGTCAAATTACCTGTAATGCCACCACTAACTGTTACCCCATTACCGATGGACACCAACCCGGTTCTTAAATTTATAGCAAAAGGTCTTAATGGGCCGATGTCACCATTTTCTCCCTCACCTTCATTTGTCGGGATAAGATGAAGATATTCCTCGGATCTCCTGAAGATAAGGCCAAAGTCCTGGTTAAATATTCGAAGGGCATTTATTGTGCCAATTTTTAGCTGCCCCCCCATTGTGTCGCCAGAACGCTGAACTGCGTTACCAGCTTGAGAAGCAATATCCGTTAAGCCAAGATCTTCAGGGGTCAGAGTAATATCTGCCGACCCATCAAATGCCACACCGTTAATCTTTCTGGCTGTTTTTAATTTCGTCGCAGTATCGGCGTTCCCGGTCAGCGTACCAGTGATCCCCGCGCTGAAAGTCTGGCGTGCACTCCAGGTATTAGCTGTGCTCAACAGGGGGAGCTTTTCTCCGCTGGTTCCGAGTTCTCTTAAACCAAGGTATTGGATAACAGCCAGTGTGCTTGTTTTAGCAAGAATATCGCGACCGACTGACGTTAAATCAGTCTGGGCTACAGTGTCTGTTCCGGTAAAGTACGGTAATTTATTTGCCCCCGTCGCCAGGTCAGCGAGCGCGGTTAAGGTTGCGTCGAGAGGCTGCTTACCTGCCAGGGCATTTGTCATTGTAGCCGCAAAGTTCGGGTCATTGCCCAGCGCCGCAGCAAGCTCATTAAGAGTATCAAGAGCTTCTGGTGATGAGCCGACCAATGCAGAAATAGCGGCACGAACATAAGCGGTTGTTGCAATCTGAGTGTTGTTCGTACCTTGTGACGCTGTAGGCGCTGTTGGCACCCCTGTAAATGCCGGGCTTAATAACGGTGCTTTAAGAGCTAAAGCAGCATTAATCGTCTGGCTAAACTGAGGATCATTGTTAATTGCATCTGCAATTTTTTTCAGCGTATCCAACGCTGAAGGAGAACCATCAATAAGGGCGGTTATTGCGGCCTGAACAAAGGCAGTGTTTGCGATTTGTGTACTGTTTGTACCTTGTTCCGGAGTTGGAGATTTAGGTATACCAATAAACTCCGGGCTATCAACCGGAGCTTTTAGTTTGTTTAACGTGCTGATAGCAAGAGGTGTTGCGGCTTTATATTCTTCGTCACTATCCAAAGCACTGGAAAACTCAACACCAACAGCACGATTAGCACGATATTCAGTGCTAATCATATCTGCGGTAACGGCTTGAGCATTGTCAGGCACGATCACGCGGCATAGCTCAATCTGGTTAGATGCTATTTCCTCATCAACGAGAGCAATAATTCTCGCTGCGCTAATATCCGATGAGCTATCTACCTGGCTGGTTTTCACTCCATGTTCGTAATTAGCTTCAAGAACGATGATTGTCGTTACACCAGCTTCTACAGGAACAAGAACATCACTGACTTGCTGCACGGATATCTGACATTTACCCACGTCAATTGAAGCCGCCCCTCTTCCCTCTGTTTTCTCGGATGTAATACGCACAAACAGACCATCCCCTGGCACCGGTTCAAACCCACAGTACACTCCGGGCAGAACGATATTTTTCATCTTCCTGTTTAGAGCTTCGGTGCTATACAGCTCAAAGTATTGCATGTCTGCAATTAGTGGAGCGGAAATGTCCGAAGATAAGGTGACAATATTCTTTACTTTATCTGCGCACATAATTATCCCTCGACCTGTTCAATGGTCATGAGCAAGCTGTATCGCTTACCTTTGAATAAGGTGTCCTGTTGAGTACAAACAACCCCAAAAGCCTGATCCTCTGCATCTACGAGAACCAGCGTATTGAAATCGTAAGGTGTATCGTCCGGCATCGTTTCTTGTGGAAAAGCGGCATTAATCGTAATGACACCATCGAGGCTGGAAAGAATGAGATTGGATTCAGCAAAATGCTGTGCATCACTTAACTTGAAGTCGAGCGGAATATCAGAAATAGTCCAGCCACCAGCACTATTTACCGTCACAAGATCGGACTTGCACCAATAAGCCTTTGTCATAACAAAACGCTCACCCCTGCCGATTGCAGACTCTGCACGGCGAGAGTAGTAGTAAGAAAGGAGTTGCGCCTTGTAAATACTTGAATCGCTTTGGGATTTTAAAGTTTCAGCCATACGAACATAGCCCCTTTAACAAGCAATAAATCGAAGGGCAGTATGTTCAGTTTGTGATTTCCAGTGGTCTTTTGTTTTGAGAAATGGCCCCACCCAGGTTGGTGGGGCCTGGTTTGCTAAGGTGCAAAATTATAATCCAGCGCCCAGGCGTCGAGCGGGAGTTCATCGAGATGAAGCACTCTTTCCGTCGTCCGGTCTGGCCTTCCTGCGAACTGGATGCCGTCTAATTGAATGATCGTATCGCTAATAGATAGTTCATCGACCATCTCTTGCGTCGTGTACACCCCCTCAATAAAGGACACTTCCGCAGATAAGCAATTCAGGATCTCCGCCATTTCCGGCAATGTTGCGCTCAACTGGAAAGAAACACCATCAAACACGATATGCAATGGCAATAGCGGCGCTATAACCGTATCAAAATCAGCAAGTAGCTTCTGTACAGCAACGTCTCTGTCATCGCTATCATAAGCTCGATACAGCTTATTTTGGTTGACGACAACCAGCCCTCTGGATGTCAGGAAAAACTCACCATATTGTGCCTGAGCAGTCGGTATTTCATTTGCAGTCGCGAAGAATGAACCATAGGGATGTTTTTCTGTATCGACAGGCGCATACAAAGGTTCCCATGAGACGGGGATTGTGCCAAATTCACGCCAGAACGTTTGCTCTATCGGCCTTACTGTTCCTTTGAAGTGCACCTCATCCAGTCGTTGAGCTAATAGCATTGGCCTGCGTGTTTTGTCCGTTTCTGTGATAACAAAGAAACGACCATATTCAGCAATGCGAGTGTCCATATCCTCGCTTGCCATTGTGAAAAACGATTTACGGTTGCTTATTCGCGTGAGAATAGGTTCAACCGATTCATTCCACACGTCCTGAATCGTATCAACAAAGGTGGCCCACAATTTAGAATCCTGTTTAAATTGCGTCAGACGCTCTTTTAGCCAGTTATTCTGCATTGTGACCTCTTACGGATAGGTTATGCTGAACGTTGATGATTCCACGTCCAGATAAACAAAATCATTAAAGTACACTGCTTCTTTCATGTTCTGCGTAGCCACGTCATAAGACAGGAACATATCCAGCGATTCGATTACTCGCCAGATATCTTTTACTTTGACCTGTGCATAACATTGCTGTGAGTCGTCATCACTCTGCAATAGCTGGTTAAATGACATGGAGTCTTTACCGAAGTTCTCCTCCAGTGCCGCTTTAATTGCAGTTAGCGCGTCATCCACCAGCACACTCTTTTTTACGATACCGGTAAATTTGATGTTGAACGGCTGTTCATTGGTGGCGACGTATTCGAACTTCTTATTCAGCTCATTAGGGATACTCTCAAGGGCTGATAATATCTCTGTTTTCAGAGCTTCCTGTGTTACGCCGGGCTTATGCCCACAAAAGAAAATTTTGTTGATATTACGCACATCAAAGCCCGTTATTTTCTCCTGTAGCGCCTCCCCCCACACGTTAAGCCATGACGTGCCACTGACCACGTTCTGAATGAACTGGCGGTAATCACCGCCCCAAACAACCTGCTCATCGTAGGCCACATAATACTGCGCCCTGTTTCGGGTTTCCTCGGTAGTTTCCATGCCACCACCGCCAGAAATGATCGAATCGGTTTTTACTTCCAGTGATTCGACATACCCGGAGATGTTCCCTGCTGGTTCAAGTTTCTGGCCTTCAGCCAGCGTGTAATCACCGAGGCTTGCCATAATGTCAATGCGTACCTGACTCCCTGCCGCTGGCATCATCCCCATTGATCCATCACCGAAGCGCACGCCGATCTGTTCTGTCGGCTTATAAACCAACACATAATGTTTACTGTTATCCCTGGACATGCGGAACAGGGGGTTATGTGTCCATTTTTCCTCGACACCATTAGTTATCACGACAACTTCCAGGCTGGCGACTTCTGCTGTTAACTCACGGGAAAGTAACAGCGTCAAGAATGGTGTTTCTTGCACCACGTCGAACGTTACGCTGACTGCTTCATGCTGTTTTACTTCTATGCCGGGTACTGTTTCACCAGCAGGGATAACAACACTACTGCTGGTTGCAATTGGTGTCTGGTCACTTGTCAGTAATTCAGCCCCTCCGGGTAGAGTAATATCCCTGTCGGTTTTGTTGGTGATGGAAACAGTGCCGTATGACGCATCGACCAAACGACCGACATAGCCACGGTCTTCCGCTGCCGCGAGAATACTTGCTCTACGCGTCGCGGTGGAAATGAATCCTTCTGTAAGTGCACGGCTTGCAAATGTACGCGCAATATAAACAATCTGCGCGCCCAAAACGGACTGCATTTGAATAAACTGGCTGTTTACAAATCGCGCCCACCAGGGGTTTTCGTTCAGCTTGGCATTAAACTTGTCCAGTAATTCGGTAATACTCACGCTGTATCTCCGCTATCTTTCTGCATAACAACATTCACGGTGCCTCCTTTTGCCTGGAAGCTAATTAGTAACTGGTCTTCAGAGACAGTCGCGCAGCGGATCGCCTGGAGTCCAAGCCCTGGTAAGTCCTGCTGTAGCTTCGTCATCATTCGCGCTTCAATCGCCACTTCAACAATGTGTGACGTATCAGAACCGAAGGGTTCGTGTTTGAACTCCTCCATCGGATTCCCCCATGACGGCAATCCGTAAACGCTGCCATTTGGTGTCCGTAGCCATTCATCGAGTCGGGCTATCCAGGCGTTTGTGTCGCCTTCAGCGATCACCACCCCGCTCTCGTTTGTCTGAAGGCGGGCATCAATCTCATAAAGCATCGGTCTTAATCCTCCAGTAATTTGTCAAGAGATGGGTCATTGATAGTCGTGCTGGCACGCTGACGAGGTTGTGGTTGTGATGTGTTCACAACTTTGTCCTGATCGCCTTTTCGGTTGTCTTTGCTTACGCCAAGAATCTCTTTGAGAACGGAATAAACGTTCTCCAGTGCTTTCAACATAGCCGGATCGTTATTTGCGGTATCTGTTGTTAGCATCTGCCTTATTCCGCTTCGTGCGAGGTCCGTGACGATTGGTAGCTGCGGAGGCATTGCAAGGAACGGTTCTTTAGCAGCCACGCCCGAAGCAAACAGGCTTTGATTGATTGCGCCAGTTGTGTCCCTGATCGTATCCGCCGTTTTCTGTATGCCACCATTCAGCCAACCGCCAACACTCCTTGTTAACGGACTAATAGCGCGAGCAACATCGGTATTCTGTCCAGAGGACTGCAATACAAAGTCATTTAACATTCCGGTGCTATCAATACCGCCCACAAGTCGCGAGAGGTTATCTCCAACGGCGGGGAGGACGGCGGAGCCTACCTGGTTAAGCCCTGACACAGTTGAATCAAATAGCGAGCCAAAGAAGCCCCTGTCCTCACCTTCAACCACCTTGTAGCCGTTGTCGTACATCTGCACACCCGCCGGTGTCGATGTGGCACGCTTCTCGCTGATGGTTGCCGGACTCTCCGGAAGCAGGCCAATGGTTTCTGTATCGCGGTTAACGTTGCGCTTTTGCTGTATAGCCGTAGTGATATCGGCGATCTGTTCCGCCTTCTGGAAACTAAAGTTTTTGCCCGTTGCTCTGGATATTTTTTCAACAAGAAACTTATCCAATTGCTTGGCTTTTGCTGCTAACGAGGACATCTCTTCCGGAGAACTGACAGGGCCGAGATTTAGCCCCATATTGGGATCTCCCCCAACTATCCCGGCGATGACGCCCCCAACACCGTCTGCACTCATTAACCGCTCCGTCAATCCGGCTGCGGCGGAAGAATTGCCACTAGCTTTCGCGTGGCTGATCGCCTGGGCATTTTCCTGTTGAGCTGCCTTCGGTTTTTTAGCTGCCTGTGCGTGTTGAACCACGTCAGTAGGGCTAGGCATTACAGCCTGGGCTACGCTTGACGCAGGAATAGCAGAAGATGAGCCGTTGGCGTATTTGACTTTGCTACCGACACTATATTGGGAGTTGCGAGCGATTAGAGGACCGCCCTTTTCCTTCTGGATTTTATTAATGTGTTCCAGCGTTTCATCATTGAATTGCCCTTCCCAACGCCCAGTTTTAGCGTTGAATGAACCAAGAGCTGTTTTGATGAAATTGTTGTTAACCGCCGGGTTACCCCCCTCCTTCGTCGCAATGGCGCGAACAAGGTGCGTCATAACTTCAGGGTTGCTAACGTCTATTTTATCGTTGGGGGATACCCCGAGATATTTGCTGACGTTTTCAATGTACTGATTGGTGTTGTTCTCTGTTGGTGGTGCCCATTTTGAAATGATGCTGGATACTGTTTGCAGCTTCTGATACCCGGCGGCAGCACTTGTACCGTTGTAATAACTCGATACCTGGTTTGCCAATGCCCGAATCCCTTCTTCGGGCGTATTAAACCGCGCAAAACGCTGTTCGCCTTTCGCGTTCGGCGCTTCCAGTACCGCCCCCTCCTGATTTGCAAAAACCAGGTTCCCCAGGTTGTTATTCCGGTAATTCCTGTTCTTGGCGTTGCTTCCGCCTATATTCAGATCAGCCGTTATTGTATTTTTTTCAGGCGCTTTAAATTCGTCTGGCGATTTGTAGCCGTGTTCACCCACGCCATCCTCACCTCTGCGCCCGCCCTGTAGCTGTCGGGCCAGATCATTAATTGCGGCTACCGTTTGCTTGGTGCCATCTTCAACGGCTTTCTTAACCTGCGCAGTGCCTTCGCTGCTTGATGAGAACGATTCTTTTAGGCTGCTGAATGCGTTCTTCGACGCGTCGATAGAACTATTTATGCCGCGAGCGATATTGCTGGTATCAAGACTCTGAAGTTTTTGTCCGACACCTTCAAAGCCTAGCGCGGACATCCCCTCGCCAATGAGGTTAGCCGCTCCCGTCACCAGACCGCCCATATCCAGGACGTTAGCAGCGGCGTAGGCGCTCTTTTGCTGTGTTGTAACGTCCTGCCCTTCCTTCAGGTTATAAGTCGCCCTCTGCGCTTCTGTGTCGCTGTAGCCGTCTACGGCATCATAACCAACCATAGCCACCTGGCCGATGACTGGAATCGCCCTGAATCCGGCCCTTGCGGCAACACCTCCGGCAGCTTTGAGAGCCACTTTTCCAGCTTCTTTTTTCGCGATGGTTTCACCAGTGGCAACGGCAACCTTACCCGCCTCTTTCCTGGTAAGGCTTTCCCCAGCGAAAGTTGCCGCTTTACCAGCGTCTTTCCCTGCCGCTCCACCAGTCACCGTTTTGGCTACACTTTCTTCAGTGACCTTACCTGCTCTGGTTTTAACTGAAGATTTATCACCCGATGATTTTGGTGAGGTACTACCCTCGTTCCCACCAGCATTTTTTGTCCGATTTTTTTCCTCGCCCGCACTGTTGTTTTTGCCTGGCTGATTTTTTTTCCCCTCTTTGCCTTCCTGACTCCTGCCCGTCTCAGTAGGTTTGCTGGTGTTTTTTCCCTTCTTGCCCTTGTTTTCTTTACTGTCTCCAGTGCGGCCCGTGTTGCCACCACGTGCACTGCTACGACCGCGTGTAGGGGATATTTTGGTACGTAATCCGCCACCGCCGAGGAGGTCGCTCAGTTTTAGCCCACTCTCCTGCGACTTTCGTAGTTTCCGGATCTCTTCGGATACAGTTTCCAGCTCATCAATTATCTGGCTGTCGTTGCGTTGAAGAACTTTCGTTTGTTCTTCGATCGCACGTACAGATTTTTCTTTAACGGCTTCAGTAAATGCCTTTGCTGAACCGGGCGCGTTATCTGGAGTCTTCCTTTCATTGTCAGGTGCCGGGTAAGTAATGGCGGGGGGGTTTTTGGCCCCCCGCGGCGCCCCCCCCCCGCCCTTTGCCCTCTCT